TCGACCACCGGCGTGGTCGACCACCTGAGCGCCCTCGAGCGCAAGGGGATGCTCGTGCGAGACGTCGGCAAGCCGCGCTGTCTCGCGCTGACCGATCGCGGCGCGGCCGAACTGGCGGGCGCAACCGCGACCGTGACCGAAGATGACGAGATCGCGGCGATCCTCGCCGCTATGGAGGACGGGTGAAAATGAGAAGCTATGCCATCGCCGATTCACGAAATCTGTATCCCGGAGATCGGATCCTCGACATGGTGGTGGGCGACGAGGCGGTAGTCAGTCATGTGACACGAGACGGAGTCCACTACAGGTTTTGCCTGGCTCGGGACGCGGCAGGAGCGGCGGGGCCCCAAGGGTACCGGTCTCACGCCGATCTCGACGAGACTCGACGGTTTCGAATGGTCCGCTCAGACCCTTACATCGAACACTGTAGACAGGAGTTCGCCGATCTGGCGGAGATGCCGCCCTGGGCAGATCGAGTTGTCACCGAGCACGTCGAGAAGTCGCGGAGCGGCGTCGAGAACACGTCCGACCACGACGTCACCCCCACGTGGTGGCGGAACGCGATCGACATCGATCGAGTGGCTCGCGCGTTCGCTCGGGCCTGCCGTGCTGGTGTCGTCGTGAGCGTGTTCGCCGACGCGCACCAGATGCGCGTGGTTGTTTACCACGCCGGCGCCGCCACCACCGCGGGCGCACTCGCCGACATCCGCCGGGCGATCGAGGAGACTCCCAGCCACAGCGCGGCCGTCCAGGTCGAGGTTGCCAGGCGCGAAGCAGATCGGCGCGTTGCCGTGCAGCCGGACTACCCCGACGATCACTGGCCCGAGGGGAAGCTGGACGGGTGACCCGCTACCTGATCCGCCCGGCGCGCGACGGCGAGATCGACAGCTCCGCGCTGAGGGCGTTGGGGCTCGTGCCCGGGCCCGGCATCGTAATCGAGCCCATCTTCTCGCGACGGCAGCGGGCGTGGCGCTGGTTCCGCCGGCACGTGCTGCGCCAGCGCGATCGCGGCTACGCGCTAATCAGCGCGGTCCAGGAAAACCGCATCATGATGGACGGGGACGAGACTAGCCCATGACGCGACGCCGCGACCCAGATCCCGACCTCACCCGCCGCACCGCTGCGGTGTACGCCGCGATCAAGGGCATCCGTCCCGCCCAAGCGATCGGAATCTTGGTGTTCGTGCTGGCGGACCAGATCCGGCGCGCCGCCGTCGCCGACCGAGTGGACGTGTTCGCGCTCCTCGAAGCGACGGGGCACCGCGTGCGGCGCGCCGTCGAGCGAGCGGGACGGGCGTGATCGCCACCGTAGTCATCGCGTGGCTGGCCCCGGGCGTCGCGACTGCGGCGTGGACGTACGCGACCAGCGACACCTACTTCCAGGGCGACCGCAGTGATCGCCTCACGCTCGCGCTCATCTTGGGCGCCGCTTGGCCGCTGTGGTGGGGGATCGCGATCGCGGACCAGATCGAGTACGTTAGAAGGCAACGAGAATGAGCGACGAAACCAAGAAGATCAACGTCGTGAACGTTTCCCCGCTAACGACGGACGCCTTAGGGGCCATGCGCGCAACCCGCGAAAGCTTTCGCACCGCACCGTTCTACTACGCGGACGGGACCATCGACATGGTCTGGGTGCCGTGGCCGTTTCCTCAGAGGTGGACGCTGTATACGGCGTCGAGCGGCGACCGGTCGCCAGCGATGAGACACATATTCGAGTGGAAACACGGCGGGGAAGGCTATTTCCAGGTCGGGTGCCAGTCCGGGCGCCCAGTGGTAAATAGGTCCGGGTTTCGGTACGTCCCCGACGAACCGGAGCCGCCGCCGCCGCCTTCGCGCTATGCCGTCTTCACCCACCACATGCACGGAGACACCACCGTCATCCACCCCGACCACGCCCAGCGCCTGCGCGCCGGCCTCGCCGAGCGCGAGCGCGAGCACGTCGCCAACAACCCGCGCGTGATCGTCCAGCCCGACTACCCGGACTGGGAAGACGGGGAGTACTGATGGGCGACGAAGCACGCCGAATCGCCGAGTCGCTGAGGACTTGCGGGCGCAGCGGCGGCGTGACGATGGAGGGGTTACGCCGGACACTTCGGTCAATCCCGTTGCCGCCGCTGAGTTGGGCGCTCGCGGAGTCCGCGTCGATACAGCAGGCCAAGGCGCGCATCGCCGCGATCGCGTGTACGGACGTTAGCGAGGTCGACGAGTTGCTCGCCGTTGCCCGCGACCGCATGGGGAGACCGGTGGGGCAGATCCTGGACGTGATGCGCGACTCGGCCCTGCGGTACGGCTCTCTCGCCGAGTTCCGCGCGGTGGTCTCGTACCCGCTGCCGGTCGCACGCGCGATCCTTCAACGTTCCACGTAAAACGGTGACACACGTCCAGTGCTGTACAGGTGACCCTCTAATTTCGCCTGTACGATTGTGTTACCACCAGTCAAGGGCGCACGATTGTCTACCGCCGACTGGCCACAGGAGTTCCTCGACGAATTCAGCGATGACCTCGTCGACCTGACGCTGACTGTCGTCACGCAGGGCACCCCAACGCCCGGCAGCTACACGCGCGGCAGCAACGCGACCACGACGTCGCACACCGCCAAGGGGCTGGTCTCGCGCTACAAGTCGAGCGAGATCGACGGCACCCGCATCCAGCAGGGCGACCGCCGCGTGCGCGTCATGATCGCGTCCATCTCCCCCGCCACCGCGATCAAACCCAAGGACCGCGTCACCGTCGGCGGCGAGACGCTGATTCTCATGGACGCAGCCAAGGACCCGCCCGGCGTGGCGTGGCTGTGTCAGGCGAGGGCGTAGGGCAGCGAAAGGAATAGCGATTCAACGCGCCAACAAACCAAACTCGCACCTCGCGCGCGCGCGCGTGAAAACTGCAGGCACCGCGTGAGCCGAAAGCGCCCGGACGGATTCAGCCCAAAGGCGCGCGCTCTGTTCCTGGAGCACTTCGCGCGGACCGGGCGCGTACAGGCGTCCGCCGACGTCGCGTGTGTGCATCGGATAACCGTCTGGCAGACGCGCAAGGACGATCCCGAGTTCGCCGCGCTCTACGACGACGCCGCGGCGCGGTACTGCGACATTCTGGAGGCGGAAGCGCACCGGCGCGCCGTCGAGGGGGTGGAGGAGCCCGTATTTCACCAGGGCGCGGAGTGCGGGTACGTGCGCAAGTACAGCGACCGACTGCTCGAGCTCCAGCTCAAAGGCCGGCTGCCCGAGCGCTACCGGGATCGCGTGAGCGCCGACGTGAAGGTCGAGGGCGGCGTTTTGGTCGTGGGTGCGCCGCAGTCGGAGGCGGATTTCGAGGGCGCGTTCGGGTCGCTGGTCTCGCCGCGCGCCGATGTCGGCGACGGGAAAGACGGGGCCGAGTGACGACTTGCGACTGCGTATCGACCCGAGCCACTACTCCGCCGTCACCCACCGGCGTGGCTGTGCCGACCGAGCGATCGACGAGCAGGGCAACTGCGTCGGGTGCGGAGCCGAGGCAGTGATCGAGTGGCGCGAGGAAACCGAGGGCGAGCTGCGCGCGTACCTGCGCGATCGCGACAAGGCGGTGTCGTGGGCGCCGCAGTCGGGCAGCCAAGAAGCCTTCGACGCATGCACGACGTTCGAGGTTTTGTTCGAGGGATCGCGCGGACCAGGTAAGGGGCTGCCGCTGGATGAGCCAGTGTACACACCAATGGGGCCTCGGCCCATTGGTGACCTCCGGGTCGGCGATCGTGTTTGCGCACCCGACGGCACGGAGTCCACGGTCATCGGGGTCTACCCGCAGGGCGTGCGGCCCGTATACGAGTTCGAGTTTGACGATGGCGCCATCGCGCGTTGTGACGACCAGCATATATGGCCGATCCACGTCCAGGGATTGCGGGTCAAGCGCGACATCCCTTATCGCCTCATGACGACCGACCAAGTGATCGATCGATTCGAGCGCGGCAACCGGCTGCATATCCCGACGCTGAACGCGTTGGAGATGCGTCGGTCTCCACGCCTGCGCGCGTGGCCGGTCGAGCCGTACGTGCTCGGGCTGCTGCTCGGAGATGGGTCGATGCGGAAGGACGGGTCGGTGCTGTTCGTGACTGTCGACGACGAGCTCGCCAGCGTAGTTGTGAACGCTGGGATGGTCGAATGGGCACCGGATCCGCGCAACGGTCTGCGCACGTTTGGGGCGTGTCGTGGGAGTTCGATATATGAGGGTCTGCGAACGTTGGGGCTACTGCGCAAGCGGTCATGGGAAAAACGGGTGCCGAAGATGTATCGGCATGCGCCGAAAAGCGTTCGCCTCGCTGTGCTCCGTGGCCTCATGGACACGGACGGCTCGGTCGATCGGCGTGGCTACGTTGAGTTCTCGTCGTGCAGCAAGGAACTGACTGCCGACGTCCAGTGGCTTGTTCGCTCGCTCGGTGGCAAGGCGACCGCCACCGTTAAAGAGACCGGGCATCGGCCGGCACATCGACTTTACGTGCAGACCGGTGACACTGTGCCGTTCGGGCTGCCACGGAAGGCGTCGCGATGCCGAGCGTATCAGCACGATCTGTTGCGGAGACGGATCGTTTCCATTCGCCCGATCGAGCCGCGGGAAACGGTCTGCATCAAGGTGGACCACCCGGCGGGGCTGTTTGTAACACGCGATCTCGTGGTCACGCATAATACTGATTCGCTGCTCATGTCGTACGCCCAGCACGTGGGCCGCGGGTACGGCGCCGACTGGCGCGGGATCATCTTCCGCAAAACGTTTCCTGAGCTGCGCGACATCGTCGCCAAGTCGCGGAAGTGGTTTCGCGAAATCTTTCCGCGGGCGACGTTCAACAAACAGGCGCACGAGTGGACGTTCCCTGGCGGCGAGGTGCTCATCTTCGGGTACATCGAGCGGCCCAGCGACTACGACAAATACCACGGCCACGCGTACCCGTTTATCGGCTTCGAGGAGCTCACGACCCACGCCGACCCGGCGTGCTACAAGCTCATGTTCTCGTGCTGCCGCTCGACCAACCCGCGGGTCCCTCGTATGATCCGGGCGACGTGCAATCCGTACGGCGTCGGCCACAACTGGGTCAAGGCGCGGTTCGAGTTGCCGATCCACCACGGGCGCATCGTCGGTCCGCTGATCGAGACCGAGGGCGAGCCCGATCGCCGCGCGATTCACGGCAGCCTGTTCGAGAACAAGATCCTGCTGACTGCCGAGCCGGACTACCCGGACCGAATCCGCGCTGCCGCCCGCAACCCGCAGCAGCTCGACGCGTGGCTCAACGGCAACTGGGACGTGACCAGCGGCGGGATGATCGACGACCTGTGGACGCCGGCCATCCACGTCATCGACCCGATCCCGCTCGCGGCGATCCCGTCCGGCTGGCGACTCGACCGCTCGTACGACGACGGGCAGTCCCACCCGTTCTCGGTCGGCTGGTGGGCCGAGAGTAACGGCGAGCCCGTGCAGTTCGCGGGCGCTTGGTACGGCCCGGTTCGCGGCGATCTCATCCGCGTACAAGAGTGGTACGGGTGGACGGGGCAGCCCAACGAGGGACTGCGCATCGGGTCAGGCGAGATCGCGAAGGGCATCCTCGAGCGCGAGAAGAAGTGGGGCGTCGCGGGCCGCGTCGCCACCGGCGTCGCAGACTCGAGCATCTTCAATCCCGACCCGCGCGACCCGCGCTCGAGCGTCGCCTCCGACATGGAGGCCGAGGGTGTTAGGTGGGACCCGGCGGACAAGGGGCCGGGCAGCCGATCCCAGGGCTGGATGCAGTTGCGCAAGCGACTCAAGGCGTCCATCCCGGACAACGGTCGCCGAGAGGAGCCGGGGATTTTCGTGTCGTCGGTGTGCAAGCAGTTTCTCCGCACGATGCCGACGCTGCCGCGCGGCGAGGACAACCCCGACGACGTTCCCAAGAAGGCCGAAGCCCATATCGCGGACGAGACACGCTATCGCTGCCGCCACGTCCCGCGCGTTTCAACGTCCGCGTACACCGGCATGGTGTACTGACCGCCGCTCGCGAACGGATCTAGCTCATGATCGACACCAAGCACCCGCAGTACACCGAAGCGCTCCCCGACTGGACGACGATGTCCGACTGCTACGCCGGCCAGCGCCAGGTCAAGGCGCAGGGGAAAACGTACCTGCCGCCGACGTCGGGGATGATCGCGACGGGATTCGGCAAGACGCAGGCGAACGGGCTGCCGATGCCGGGCCAGGCGGCCTACGACGCCTACCGGATGCGCGCCAACTTTCATGAGTTCGTGCGCGACGCGATCGACGGCATGGTGGGCATCATCCACCGCAAGCCGCCGACGATCGAGCTGCCCGCGCGGATCGAGATGATGCTCAAAAACGCGACGCGCGCGCACGAGCCGATCGCCACGCTGTGGCGGCGCATCACGCAAGCGCAGCTCAAGCACGGGCGGATCGGGCTTTTGGTGGACATCCCGCACGCGGCGAAGATTAAGGACGCGATCCCGTACATCGCGACCTACGACGCGCGCACCATCATCAACTGGGACGCGGGCGAGCGTGAGCAGGGGCGTCACGTCGTCGAGTTCGTGGTGCTCGACGAGTCGGGTCCGCGCCGGAGGGGCTCGCTGCAGTGGGTCGACGTGGTCGCGTACCGGCTGTCGGCGCTGTCCGAGATGATCGAGACGATCGGGGCGTCGAACCAGGAGGCCATGGGCGCGGGCGTGTACGTAACGAGCCAGATCGTGATGGACGGCGACGACGCGCGCCCGCTGGCCGAGGCGAACTTCGTCGCGCCCGCGATCGCGGGGACGCAGCTCCAGCAGGTTCCGTTCGTGTTCGTCAACTCGAAGGACCTGGTGCCCGAGCCGGACCTGCCTCCGCTTCTCGGACTCGGCAATCTGGCGCTGTCGATCTATCGCAGCGAGGCCGACTACCGGCAGTCGCTGTTCATGCAGGGGCAGGACACGTTCGTTCGCGTTGGCGCCAAAGAAGACGCCCCGCCCGCGCTGGGCGGCGGCGCAGTCGTCGATGTCCCGATCGGTGGCGACGCCAAGTACGTGGGCGTTTCGAGCTCGGGGCTGTCCGAGCAGCGCCAGGCCCTCGAAAACGACATGACCAAGGCGAGCCAGCAGACCATCAACATGCTCGACACCAAAAGCGGCAGCGCGGAGAGCGGCGACGCGCTGCGGATTCGGGTCGCGTCCCGCACCGCGACGCTGTCGAGCATCGTCACGACCGGCGCGCAAGGACTCAGGGACGCGCTGTCGCACGCAGCGCGTTGGATGGGTGCATCCGAGAGCGAGATCGAAGCCATGGTGGTGGAGGGCAACACCGACTTTTCCGACCACCAAGCCGAACCCACCGCGCTCGGCGCGCTGATGTCCGCGGTGGCGAGCGGCGCGCCGCTGTCGCTCAAGACGATCCACGACTGGGCGCGCGACAACGAGCTGACGACGCTGTCCTTCGAGGAGGAGATGGCGCTCATCGAAGGCGAGATGTCCGAGCGCGAGCCGCCGGCACCCGAACCGCCGCCGGAACCGCCGCTCGACCCCGACGATCCGCGGCGCACCGACGCCTAAATTCACCGCACGAAACGCACGAAAGGTAACAAGCAACGATGGCGATCAAGCTTTCCTACGATTCGGAAACCGACGTACCCGACGCGCACAAGGCTCTGTACACCGAGAGCGGTGACAAGTGGCTGCTCACGGGCGTCGAGGGAATGAAGACCCAGAAGGACATCGACTCGCTCAAGGAGGTGGTGACCAAGGAGCGCAATCTCCGCAAGGAGGCCGAGGACAAGGCCAAAAAGTTCGACAAGCTCGGCGAACGCGACCCGGACGACGTGCTCAAGGCGCTGGACGAAGTCGAGGAGCTGCGCGCGAAGATCGAAGCGGGCGAGGGTGGCAAGGTCGACGAGGCCGCGCTGCAGAAGCGAGTTGACGCCGCCGTGGCGCGCGCGACCAACCCGCTCGAGCGACAGTTGACCGAGGTGACCAAGGAGCGCGACACGCTCAAGGAAACCAGCGAGCAGTTGGGCGGTCGAATCCGCAAGACCACGCTCGAATCGGCGCTCACCGAGGCCGCGGCGGGTATGGCGGTCCGTCCGAGCGCGGTTCCCGACGTGCTGCGTTATCAGGACCTGTTCGAGATCGCCGAGGACGGCAAGACGATCACGACCAAGGACGGCGTCGGCGTGACGCCGGGCCTCGACCCGAAGATGTGGCTCGACGACATGAAGCCCGTGCGCGATCACTGGTGGGCCGATAGCGTGGGCGGCGGCGCCGGCGGCAACGACGGGAAAAAGCCGGCCGGCGGCAACGCCTTCAAGATCGGGTCGTTGACCGCGGTCTCGGAGTTGGTCAGGACCGACCCGGAAAAGGCGCTCTCGCAGGCGCAGGCGGCCGGCTTCAAAACCGTCAACGAAGCCATCATGGCGATGGCGAACCCGAAGAAGAAGCCGGACTAGCGTGACGAGCGACGCTCTCACCGATCGGCAGCGTGAGGTGCTCGATTTTTTGCGCGACTACATCGCCGCAAACGGTCGACCGCCCACGCTGCGCGAGGTCGGGGTGGGCGTCGGGATGTGCTTTTCGAGGGTCGGTCACCACATGCGCGCGCTCGAACGCAAGGGGGCGATCCGGTACGCGGGCGGGGCGCGGTCGGCGGTACCGGTGCAGACGCCATGATCCCGATCGCGTCCATCGCTCCGGTCGCCGCTGCTGTGGGCCGCAGCCTGGTCCTGTGGTTGGGAACATCTCGCGACCTTAGTCCGATTGAGCTAGTCACGCTGTCCAACGAGCTGGCTGAACTGGTCGACCCCACCGCCGGCCACGCGGCGCCGAAACAGTCCGAGTGGTCGTGCGACTGGTGCGGCATCCTGGTGAGCCGGGACATCAACCCCGACAACGACGACGAGCCCCCGTGGTGGTGGGTCCAGCGCGCCGAGCTTCTGTTCTGCTCGCACTCATGTTCGCACGGCAGGCTCGCGGCCGACCGGTCCGAACGAGGGGCGCTCTGCTAACATGGCGGTCCGGCGACCATTTAACGACCGTGTCGACGATCTCGCGCTGCTCGTCGCGCCGCAGATCCGCGCCGCGTTTGCCGAGGTGCTGGTGCGCATTCGCAGCGAGTGGGAACTCGGGCGCCTGGAGTCGCTGATCGCCGCGGGCCGGATCGACCAAGCGCTCAGCCGAGTCGCCGTCCTGGCGGCCCGCCTCGGCGACGAGGTCGTGCAAGCGCAACTGGTGGCTGCGACGCGGACCGCTACGTTTCTTCGGACGCGCGGCGCTACCGCGTCCCGGTTCGACCTCACGAACCAGCGCGCCGTGGACCAGATGCGGCGGCTACGGCTGCGCGCGATCGATATGTTTTCGAGTGAGCAGGTGGCCGCGGCGCGGCAGGCGATGACTCGAGGAATCGTCGAGGGGGTGGGGCTCGCCGAGCAAGCGCGAGCAGTGCGCGACTCGATCGGGATCACGCCGTACCACGAGCAGCTCGTCGAGAATTACCGGCGCGAGCTCCTCACCGGCGACCCCAGGGCGCTGAAGCGGCGTCTTCGCGATCGCAGGTTTGACTCCACGACGCGGCGCGCGTTCAAGGCGGGCACCCCGCTCACGGAGGCCGAGATTGAGGCTCGCGTCTCGGCATACCGGCGCCGGTGGGTGAACTTCAACGCGGAGACCATCGCCCGCACGCACTCGCTATCAGCGGTGCACTCGGGCAGCGACGAGATGTACCAGCAGGCGATCGATAGCGGTTTTTTGAACCCGAACGCGCTGGTCTCGACGTGGCGAAGCGCGCTGCGTGGCGCGCACCGTCGCCCCGACCACCTCGCGATGCACGGCCAGACGCGGCCGTTCGGCGAAAAATTCATGAGCCCGTCCGGCGTCGAGCTCGCGTACCCGGGCGACCCGGACGCCCCGCTTTCCGAGACGGCGCGCTGCGCGTGCGTGCGTGTCACGCGCGTCGGAGAATCGTTGCGACCGCGGCGGCTCACCTTCCCGTAGGTCCCCTACACAAACTTGTAGGGTGGCAGGTCGGAAACCTGTCCTGTACGGTGGGGGCGTGACGGACCTTCCGTCGCAAGCGCGTGAGGCGCTCTAACCCAGCGCCGAAGCGGTCGTGAGGACCTCTCGGCTCCCAAGTCACGTAGGGGCGTGATGCCCGGAGCAAAGCAAGGAGAGGCCCGATGGCCTACACCAAAGTTTCCGACGCCGTCGTACCGAGCGTTTTCACCCCGTACATGCAGGCTCTGACCGAGGTCAAGAGCAAGCTGGTGCAGTCTGGCGCGCTGGTTCGCGATCCCGCGATCGACGCCCTGCTCGCCGGCGGCGGACTAACGTTCGACATGCCGGGCTGGGACGACCTGGCCGACACGGCCGCGAACCAGTCGACCGACGACGACACGTCGGCCATCACGCCGATCAACATCGGTAGCCGGCAGGAAGTCGGCGTGCGGATCAGCCGCAACCAGGCGTGGGGCGCGGCGGATCTCGTGACCGCGCTTGCCGGCGACGACCCGATGCAGCGGATCGCTGCACGCGTCGCGCCGTACTGGACGCGGCAGGCGCAGCTCGCCGTGCTGGCGACCCTGTCCGGCGTGGTCAAGGACAACACCGACAACGACTCGGGCGACTACACCGTGGACATCACCGGCACGTACCAAAAGGGCGTGACGGATTTCTCGGCGTCCGCGTTCATCGACGCCTGCCACACCATGGGCGACAGCGAAAGCGATCTCGGGATCGTGCTGATGCATCCGGTGGTGTACGCGAAGGCGAAGAAGAACAACCTCATCGACTTCGTGCAGGACTCGTCCAACCCCGGCGCGGCCAAGATCGCAACCTTTCTCGGCCGCCGCGTGATGGACGACGACGGGATGCCGGTGTCGTCTCAGGACTACACCACGTACATCCTGGGCGCCGGCGCGTTGCGCTGGGGCGTCGGGACACCGAAGGTGCCGATCGCGATGGACCGCGACGAGCTCGCGGCCGACGGTGGCGGCATCGAGCGGCTCATCAGCCGCGTCGAGTGGCTGATCCACCCGACCGGTCACAAGTACGCCGGCACCGCGCCCAACGGCGGGCCGACCAACGCCGCGACCACGAACAACCTGGACATCGCCACCTCGTGGGATCGCGTCGCGAACGAGCGCAAGCAGGTCAAGATCGCGGTCCTCAAGACCACCGAGGCGTAAGCGCACTCAGCGAAAGGGAAGACATGGCACACGGACTCCCATATTCGATGCAGCGCGCGGCAAACGTCGGGCTGGCGGCTGCGGCCCAAGGGGTCGCGGCGGGCGCGGGCGTCGCGGCCAGAGAAGATCGCGTCGCGGGCGGGGTCACGAGACAGGTCACGCTCACGCTCGTCAACACCCCCGTTCCGCTGGTCGACGAGGCCGGCGTGGTCGCGTACGGCGGCCTCAAGGTGTTCGATTTCCCCGCCGGGCTTCTCCGGTTCGAGGGGGCGATCATGGACCTCGCGCTCACCCTGAGCGACGTCGGCGTCGACGACGACTGGAACGGGGACATCGGGCTGGGCACCGCGACGGCGAGCAACAACAACTCGCTGTCCGGTACCGAGCAGGACCTCATCCCGACCACGGCGACGCCGCAGGCCACGAGCGGGGCGACGACCGGTGACGGCGAGTCCACCTCCACCGAGGCGGGGGTCGTCTTCGACGGCACCGGCACCGCGAAGGACTGCTACCTCAACATCCTCGTCGACGACGCCGACCACGACGTCGACGGCGACGCCACCGACATCATCGTCAACGGGACGATCACGATTACGTACACCCTCCTCGGCGACAACTAGACGGCTGTCGTCACGGAGGGGAAGGGTCGCATCCGCTCTTGGGTGCGGCCCGACTCGAAAGGGAACGGATGGACGACACCAAGATTCTGGAGGCGCTCGGGGCACTCGACCACGGCAAGGACGAGGACTGGACCGCGGCGGGGCTGCCGGCGGTCGACTCCGTCCGCGCTCTGGTCGGCGACGACGTGACGCGATCGGACATCGAGCGCGTCGCGGCGATGTTTCGGCGAGCAGTCCGCGCCGACGTTCAGGAGCCAGCGCAGGAGCCGACGCCGGCCGCGCCGCCGCGCGAGATGACGCTGGACGAGCGCCGGGCCATTGCCGAGCGCGAGGCCAAGGAGCGCATCGCCACGATCCGGGCCGAGAAGGCCGAGGCAGAAGCGATGGCGGTCGAGGGCAAGCGGCGCGCCGACGACTGCGACCGGCGCATCGCGCAGGTGAACGCCGAGCTCGAGGCTGCCTTCCCGCCGCTGACGGCGGCCGAGCGTCACCGGCAGGTGGTGCAGCGTGGCGTCGAGGACAGGCGGCAGGCTGCAGCCGAGCGCGAGGCTGCGATGGCGATTCTGGGCGACGGGCACAGGAGCCCGCTCGATCAGGCGATGGCGTTTCGGGACGGATTTGGTCACAGCCGCCCCAGCTACCCGGGCGCCGGTGGATAGTCGATGGCGTTCGCGGTCGAAGACGGCTTCGGGGTGGTAGGGGCGAACGCTTACTGCTCGGTCGCGCACGCCGACGCGTACCACGCGGAGCGCGACAACACCGTCTGGGACGACTCGTCCACGGCGGAAAAGCAGCAAGCGCTGGTGATCGCGACGCAATACATCGACCGCGTGTTCGGGCACCGCTTTCGCGGGGCCAAAAAGCTCGCACGACAGGCGCTCGAGCACCCGCGCGACCACGTGTTCGACGACTTCGGCAACACGATCGGCGTGTTCGACCTCGACGCGACCGCGGTGAGCGCTGGGTCGGACACGCTCACGGTCGAGGACCACGGCCTGGTTGCCGGCGAGCCGGTGCAGGTCTCCACTGACGACACGCTGCCGGGCGGGCTGTCGGAGGACGTCACCTACTACACGCTGGTGACCGACGCCGACACGCTGCAGCTCGCGGCGACGAGCGGCGGCAGCGCGATCGATCTGACGAGCGCGGGCGCGGGCACCACGACGATCCATGGGGGCCGCATTCCGATCGTGCTTCGCGAGGCCACGGCGGAATACGCGGTGCGGTCGCGCAGCAAGACCATCCTGCCCGACGTCGGCCGCGACACCGTGTCCGAGAGCAAGTCGGTCGACGGCATCGCGTACTCGAAGAACTACGGCTCGCCAGGCGGCGGGCTCCCCCGATACCCGGAGGCCGATCGGCTGCTTTCGGGTCTGCTCGTGCCACCGATGGCGATGAGGGCCTGATGAGCGAAGCTGGCGAACTGATCTACAACGACGGCATCCCGATCGTCACCGAGGCGCTGTCGCTGCCGTTTCCGCCAGTCGCATCGGCCTGGGTCGCGAGCTGGAATCGGTTTCGTTCGATCCCGAAGTTCATGCTGCGGATCTGGACGACGGTGGACGTCGACCTCACCGGGCTCGAGCTCTTGGGCGGGCAGGCGCACCCGTTCGTGATCGCGGACGACGACGTCGAGGGCGTGACCAACGGCAGCGACCTGTTTACGATCGCGGGCCACGGGCTGTTGACCGGCGACGGGCCGATCCAGTTCACGACGTCCGACACGTTGCCCGACGGGGTCGAACTGGAGACCGACTACTGGATCATCTCCCTGAGCGCCAACACGTTCTCGGTGGCAACGTCGCTCAAAAACGCGCTGGCCGGCACGGCGGTCGGGCTCGACGACGACGGGACGGGCACGCACACGATCTCCGATACGGCCGACACCCGGCGCGTGCACTGGCACAGCTACGGTCTGCTCGGACAATCCAGCGACGGCGCAATCTCGCTGCTCACGGACAAGGGTTACACGGCGCACCCGGATCACGACCCGGGCACGATCGCCTACGCGATCGCGGGCACGATGTCGGACACGGACCCGGAGAAAGTGTCCGCATCCGTGTACGCGATGGACGGGACCCAGAACGTTCGAGGAGGGTAGGGCCTCCGCGTGCTGGCGACCATGATACCGGGCGGAGGCGGGCTCCTACCCTACGGCGGCGGGATGATCCCGAACGGCGGCGGTCTCTTGCCGAAGCTCGTCGCCGAGCCCGACACCCTCACGCTCTACGCGGACTACACGCAGCCGAGACAGCAGGCGTTCCCGACGACGGCCGCCGCGCTCGCCGCGTTTTTTGACGCGCAAGCGTCCGACGTCGCCGCGATCATCCCGGGCGACGAGCCGACGGGAAACCTAGTCGACCGCATCGACAGCCAACCGCTCGTGCCAACCAACAGTCCGCTCCAGGGGCAGATCTGCGCGGGCATCTTCGACGGCACCGACGCCTACAGCAAGCGGTGCGTGGAGTTCGAGGACGCGGACACGGCGGGCTTCGTCGCGAGCGACACCGACTGGCTGGAGGTGAATGAAAACACGAGCATCGCGATCGTCTATGTCGTCAAGGCGAACGCTCTGCCCGGCGGGAACCGCACCGTCGGCGGGAAGAAGTCGGGCGCCGGGTACCAAGTCGAATTGCGCAGCACGGGGCGCGTGCGCGTTCCCGTATCCGACGGGACCAACATCGACAACCCGGCGCAGAACAGCGGGGGGATCGAAGCGGGCGAGGTCGGCGCGATCATCTGGATCATGGACCGCGTCGGCGGCGAGCACCACGTGCTGTCCACGTTCGGCACCGGAGGTGGCGGCGTTGCGATCACGGCGACCGGATCTCTCGCGGTCGCGAGTGGCTTTGCGGTGGGCAGCGTCGCGGGGGGCGCAGCGGCTGCACCAGCGCAGGTCCTCTACACCGGCGTGTTCCTCGCCGCCGATCTCAGCGCGATGGTCGCCAACGCGCAGTCGAATATCGATGCATTCCTCTCCCACGCCACCGACCCCGGCGGCGACACGGCGCTTTTCCCCGCGCTCTCGATCTACACCCGCGCGTCCGCGACCGCGTGCCCGATCGGCGACGATCCGGCGTACGGGCTCAGGATCGCAAAGTACGGCCC